CACAAACCTCATAGGATAAAGTGTCTTTTTAAACTCTTCGTCAAAATCACAAAGAGCGGTCCTGAGACCGCAACATAACAAAATAATGAAAAAAGTTGAGAAACCTATTAAGATCTCTCATACAAATGATTTTCCAAATGATAAAAGTTTTGAACCAAAACCCAATGCGCTTTCCAGCCCTGGTAAACCTTTCTCTTCAATCCATTTCCATATATCGCCAATGTGGAAATCATTGGTCATAACTGATTGCATAGGAGCTATCAAATGGATTACAGCTCTAATTTCATCTTCAGTGAACCCAGATACTCTAAGTTCAGAAATTGAATTTTGCGTTTCATACTCTGCGCCCAATTTCAAATTAATATTGCAAGTCACAGCTGGCGTTCCTGAAGCAACTGGTGTATAACCCCCGGCTACCATGTATGGCTGAGTACTGTATAAGTTCCATCTTGAATCTTCTAATAAACCATCATCAACTGATGTTTGACTTTGCACTGAAAGATCACTAATATCAGATGCTTTCAAAAAATTTGAATGTCCGTGTTCCAAGGGCATGTTAACATTGGTGGTTTTTTCCTTAGCATTTAAAAATACATTTTGTATTTGTGAAGGATCAGAACCCATAAATTCCAAATACCAACAGCTATTTGGTGTACCATAACAAACATTAAACGAACCGTTGGTAGATAGAATGTTTGAAACATTTGTCAAAGTGTAACTAAGAGCAGTTACAACTTGAGAACCCATATAACCTATATTTAAATCCAAATCCTTAGCACAGACATGTGCCATAGCAACATCAACGTCTGTGTAAGCGTAATAAATAGAACCGACTTCACAATTCACTTCTGAAGCTCCAGAATCTGAAGTTTTGAATCTATATTGGATTGCAAAATAACCTCCCAATTGACTACCGTTTAATAATTCTATCTCGGAACCATCACCATCAACAATATACCAACCCATAGGGATAGCTTTTGTTTGAGTGAGGTCCACAGCTTGAAAACCCACTACACCATCCGTATCGATGGTGTTGAGATATAACTTCAAAGCAGCTCCTGCGTCAATCCATATCGCTCTAGCATCTGGAGCGTATGTTGTGGTTCCCGCATACTGATTGACACCATGTATTGCTGTACCATTAGTGTTTGTAAAACAAGTGAATTGTAAATATTTAGCATCTGACCAAGTATCAACATCATCAACTTGACCTACTAATGGAAATGTACCACTGGGCTCCTGATCTGGAGAATCCCCAGCTGAAAGCATTGAATATTCGGTGTTTACATCAAAAACACTATAAATCATTGTACATAACAGGTTTCTGAACACGAAAAGTGCACTATAACCATCACTATTAGCGGTTAATGGTAGGACAGTTTTATTTTTAAATGCCCCAGTTGGCGTAGTACCATTCAATCTAGTTGGTGTTTTTACAGCTGCATCCATTGGATCTAAGAAATAAGCAATCAAATTTTTCAATTTTCGCTTTATTGGATCAGCTTCTTTAGCATTTTTTTCCACAACTTGTTTGGTTATCATTTTTTGATTCTCCATTTTTCTTTGCACTTTCTTTTGCACACTCTTTACCGCTGCTTTTGTTGCCTTCTTTCCAGCTCTCGATTTCCTTCGTTTTTGCTGCTTTTTCGGCTTTCTGTCTTTCCCTGACTGATTGTTCAACTTTTTGGATGTATTGACCATTATGATTGGGCATTTAAGTTGAGAGTATTCAATTTCACTACCTATGACGTCTCTAATCTCAACAAATTCCAATTGTAACTCAGAAATAAATGATTTCTGATCCAAACTAGCTATTGCTTCGAATTGATTAACAATAACCCTGGCAATGTTTAAGCTAACTTCCAATCTTTTTGCAACTATTATGACACTCTTATGATAATCCTTACGAATGGAATTGACTAAATTATTTAGTGAATCCTTAAATTCAACGAAAGCGTCAGGGTCTAATAATTTCTTTGTATAATCAATATTCGTTAATTTTCGGAAAAAATGTAACGGATTATATATGTAGTGTCCTTCACCATACCAAGTGTTGCAAAATTCACCAATCTCCTCAGCGGTCTTGACCTTTAATTTATCCTTAAAGACAATATCAAAAAATTTATAATTCAATGTCACAACTTTTTTATAAACATAAAGCATAGAATCATCTCCTTTAAAAATACCTTTATTAATGTCTGAATCTTTGAATAATGAGCTGCAAATAAAGGTCATTAATAATATGTTGCCACTCATTGTGTCAACTGCTCCACTAGGTTTCATCCAAGACCAAAATGCATTTAATATTAACGATCTCATTCTCATACCTGATCTAGTCATATAAAAGAAATCCAACAAGTCATCATCAAATGAAAAGAGAGCCCAAATAAATCTTTCTGCTTGTTGTGTAACAAATGATTGTGATGCATCATACTCTGGAGCATCCATTTCAACTATATATTTAGTCGCACTAGCGGCAAATGTAGCAATTTCACTGTCATTCATGCCATCAGCGAACCTCCATTTATCTTTCAAAGATTTTTTAATTAAACTAAACATTGTTCTGAAAAACACTGAAAATAACATATTCAATTGCTTTTCCATAGCTGCAATTGGTTGACCACCTTTATTTTTAAAAGGGGCTTCAGCGTCCTTAGTCTTAATTTGTTGCTTCAAGTGAACTTTCAAATATGCTAAAATACCTTTATGTGTTTGTTCAACATCAGAAGTTGTGACATTTATGACAGAAAGGTAGTCATTTAAACTTGTAATTATTTCATCATCAATTATCTTCATATCAAGTATTTGATCATATTTACTTCTATCAATAAACATATTGAACCAATTAGCGTACATTTTATCTAACATTTTTTTATCCAAACTTTTCATTTTGGATCTTTGGTGCTTTTGTATTAACTCACTGTTAGACAATCTACCCATCAAAGTATTGATTTCTTGAATGAAACTCTTTTGAAAATGTCTTTTGCCTGTAAGAGAACCTCTTGCTTTGAGAATTGTTTTATTTAAATCCATCATTTTTGAGTCTTTTATTCTCATATTATAGAGGTTTTCTGATGTGAAAGTCATACTTTCCTGCAACCCGACATTGTCAGACTCAACCTCTGCAAGCATTTTTGCTAATCTGAAATTAAATTTAGAATAGTTCAATGAAGGATATTTCTTAATTTTTTCATATTTATGCGGTGTTGGCTTTTGAACTACCATTTTTGGTTGTAGCGTCATAAAGAAATCCATATCCATACCTTTATTAATCAAATTATCACCGTTAGGTTGATGAAAGAAAACATCTTTAGGTCTATCTAAGGGGGAATAATTACCATTACTGGGCTTATTAATTATCTTTCCAATAGTATTAAGATCTGTGAAGAAGTTGGGTGAAGTATTTAAACTAATCCTTGATGAACTATAATTCCTATAAGGGTCATATATTATCAATCTTTTTCTATGTCTAGTCAGAGCAACAAACAAATTCTCAGGTGCATTGACATCTTGAGTGTTCAAACTTTTCGATATATAAACAGCCACAGTATCAAATGTCATACCTTGCGAAGCACAAATTGTGAGTGTTTTCACATGACCTACCTTCTTAACATCTGCATCTGACAATGCTAAATAAGTTGTTTCTTGATGGTAAGGGTTTTTCATATCTTTCCCGCAATAATAAAATTCATCTTCTCTCGCATTATCACAATACAATTCAAGTTTACTAGAGCTTACAGCTTTCATTAACTTAACTGTTTTTGGACCAAATCTTCTTGTAGTCCTGATTCGTTTAATGAACGATAAGTCTGTTAATTTATTTATTTTAACCAAAAGATCCATTATAGTAAAATCGTCAACGGCCGTGAGAAGTTTTGGGTACCAAACCCTTGATACACCTATCTGTTCACTACCTCCTAATAAAATAAACTCAGCATTCTCGAACATTTGAGCTGCGACTCTGATGTAAGGCAAACAATGTCTAAAGGCTTCATCTAATAAGAAATACAATATACCTTTATTAGGAGCTGCATATTTTTCCTTATTTGTATTAACTGGCGTAAAAGCATGTACATGTGTTTTTAGGAAATAATCTCTTGGATTGATAACACCAATTCTCCTCATGTCTTCACCCATTTGTTTAACTTGTTCACTTGAACCACCAACATAGACATGGGTATATTTACACATAAATTTTGCTGCTGCCATCGTTTTTCCAGTACCTGGGGCTGCATCTATGATCTTAACCTTTATTTCATTTCTCACCAATGACAATTTCTTCATAGCATCTATTGCAGGTGCATGTATCTCTGCATATTCACCCACAGCAAAATTTGCTTTCAATATGTCAATATCTTTTTTAAATTGCATCTGTGGATCATCTTCATCACCATAAAGTTTTAATATAACACTTTTAGAGTCATTAATGTCTATATCTTCAGCGCGTCTTATCACTGGGTGATCATTAGACAAACAAGCTAAACAATGCTTGCCAACAATTAATAAAGCATATTTTCCATCTCTAACTTTCAATATCTTATCACTTATGACTATATAACAACCTAAATTGTAAAATGTGAGAATTATTGATATTTCTTTATTATCAAGATTACCAGAAACTCTCATTCGAGTCAGTTGTTCTTTTGTAAAAGTTTTATCTAAACATGAGTAAATTGTCTGAAATTCTTCTTGGAGCCCTTCATTTACGATAACTGACACACTTCTCGCCACACAATGATTGTCACCTTGTACATTAACGACATGATGCTTAAATTCACTCCACATGGTCTTAATCCATTTATCATATCTATTAGCAACTAATTTAGCTTTTCGCTCAGATATTATCTCTTTTTCAACATCAATTTCAATTATACTTTTTTCCACTTCATAATAATATAAAATTACAACAGGATTTGGATTAACTAAATTAACAAATAATTCATAATCAAAATGAAGATGAGGATCAACCCATATTGTGTAAGTGCCAATTTTAAGATTATTAACAAAATCAACCAATTGCTTTTCACTATGAACAACTTTAATTATAGAACCGTCCTTAGTTATATAAGGCTCTTTAAAATTAGTTTTAGTACTAATGTTTTTAATATCAACTTTGGTCTTCAACAGAGCCAATTGATTATCGGGTAAATTGGTATAATTGGGCGTAATCAAGAAAGTAAGCACACTTCTATGTTGAACCTTGTCCACTTGTATGATTTTATTATTAGACAGTAGTTCAGGTTCATCAGATCTAGGAATATCAATGATCTCGTCATTTTTAATTTCGACTTTTCCTTCCTTAAACAATCTATAATCGTATAAAACGTCATCGTTCAATACTGTTTTATTTAATATATCAATATGAGCTTCTTTACCTGAAGTTTTAAGTAATATAACTGATGACTTTAGCATATTTTCTGCATAATTGATGAATGCTCCCCAACTACATGTTTCCCAATTAGTCTCTGTTCTCTTTTTGATTTCATAAACAATATCAGTATTGTAAATAGTGGTTTCATTCAAAGGAACTCTTTGAGCAGAATTATTGTTAGTAAGATCTCCTTCCTTGTATTTAATTGGAACTTGCCCTACATTTGTTATTTTCCCATAAGGATTCTCATCTTTAATTTTTGAGATAATAAAAGTTTCAATTGAGACTTCAGTTTTGGCATCGTTTTTAGAAACATCATCCACTTTGTGTTGATTTAAACCCGAGTCATTATCTCTGTTTAGTTCATCATTTGCTAACGGCTCATCTTCGTGAATTAATAACTTTCTTGATACATTGGGGCTGGTAAATGCGATGCTTGGACTCATCGGGGGAACTGATGGTTCTACAAACTCAAATACTTCCAAAGCTTTACACTCATTATCTAAAAAGTATAAAAAATCTTGAAGATTAAAACACTCAGAATTAAAATTAATCCATAACCTGTGTTTAATTTGATAATCTTTTTTATGCTTAAGGATCTCACGAAGTAAAGTTACATCTTCAAGTTCATCAGGATTTAAAAACAATGTTAAATCTGTCATTGAATATTGAGTTAATGCTAACACATTAGGCACCTTAGAAAATTTTGTCCTTGAGGGTAATCCTGATTTAACATAATTTGAGTGTATATCAGTTGAAAAAGAATCACAAACAAATATATTTCTACCTACAGGAAAATTGCACTTAAATTCAACATATTCATTAAATTTATAATCCGTTAAAACTAAGGATTTGTACATTTGTACATTAGAGTAATAAGGGAAAAATATTTTAGCAAATTGTTCTTCTAATTGATTTTTAGTTTGGTAGGATTCAAGAAAACTACGTTTTTCAATGTAAGCATAAAGTTCAGTTGAAAACGGTTTAACATTAGAGCTTCTCATGAATTTATATCTCAACGATTTGAAATTCCAATTTATGGCATTAAAATTTTTAACCATAATTTTAATTAAAGCATAACGATGTTTAGATCTTATGAAATACTCTTGCATTGTGTTAAAATGTTCGTAATGAGCTTTATGATTTATATTCGAGCAACAACATATATCTGAAATAAGTAATTCACTTTTATCTTGAATTGTCAATAAATTGGCTAATGAAAAATGATGAAGCGTGATGAATTTTGAGCCAACTAATCTAGTTATATTATCATCCTTGAATCTAAGCAAGCCATGATCGGTAGTGGCATGTTCAAAAAGCACAACTGTGTTTGAAACGTTAAGTTCATTAACTAGAACAGCCATAGCACCAGGTTCAACGCCGAAATTTATAGCACTATTAAATCTCAGATCTTTCAACATTGAAGATAACTTCATTGATGCGTTACTTATATCATTGGTGGACCATCTATTGTAATTAAGTATTTTCTTTTCAAAAAGGTCAACATCAACACCATAATAATCTTCAAGGTGGTAGAAATCGCTAAATGTGAATTTAAAATCTTCAGGGTGATTAACTATAGCATAAATACATTCGTCATATTGATATAAATCAGTTTGATACATTAGCTTTCTAACGAATGTAAGCAAATCAGTTTGAATATTAAAGAACTCATTAAACTTCTTAACCAATCTATTTAAAAACCAATTTATTTTAAGAGACAGATTGCCAAAGAAACTTGAAAACAATGGATTTCTTATTAAAGATCCTACTTTAATCATAACTCTTGAATTTTCTTGTTTAGTCAAGGATGCATAAAATATTGTAAAATGAATTAAAATGTGCATAGGTGTGTGTTCTAAAGACCATTTTTTCTGCAAAACCTTTTGAGCAATGACTATTTGATGAATCAAAGATTCCAACATATCATACAACTTTTTAATATCAATCTCTTCTTTTGATGATGCCAAATAATTAATTAATCTCTCAAATTTCACTTTATCCACATAGTAAAAGTGAAGCTCACCATAGCAGTAAAAAGCCACAAAATCAAATATTCTTATTAACTCACCGGACATATTAAAGTATCGTTTATTATGGAATGTAGCAAGTGTCGTATTTGTTGTGTGAAATGTGAATAAACCATACCCAAATTTAAAATGAATTTCTTCCCAAAAACTCAATTTATTGTTGTGCCATACGTTTGTATTAAAACTCCATTCTCTAAAAATTTTAGCGTCGTGTGTGTAACCATGAACGTGCTCTTTAGTAAATTGCATCAACACTCTATCATTCATGATAGACCATTTAGTGTCAAATTTCTCATTAATGAAACCTTTGGAATAATTATGATATGTAAAAAGTTCAGCAGCCATATGCATTGTAACATGACATGTGAAGCATTGAATCTAGCTTGCATTTCTGCTACTTGCCTAGGAGAAATATAATAGAAAACATCAAAAGCTAAAATGATTTGATATTCTCGAGTGGGTACATCATTTATTAAACCAAAGGAAAAAACATTTGAATGTTGGCCTCTAGTAATATAATCTTTAGCCAAATGATAATACTTAGAAGTGGAATCCGCATAGTCATTTTGCGCATGAATAGTGTCCTCAGAAATCCTTTTCTTGTCTTTATAATCATAAGTGCCAATGTGAACGCACATGTTAATATTAGGATGCTTATCAAAAAGCATTTTTGCTTGAGAATAGTTTCCACCAATTAAAAGAACTGATTTAGCACCTTTCATTTTCCCATGAGCAATTTGTTGAAGATAATAAGATGCATTTTTAAGTTTGGGATGACTACATGTTGTACCAACGTTAGTTGATATATTAGGATTTTGACAAAAGTCTAATAACACATCTAAATCATCAACTGAACAAATGTAAGGTAATTCTATAATTCTTTTTTGATTATATTCAATATCAAGATTGAATTTAGCTTCGAAAAGACGACCAAAATCAGCCGGTCCTCGAGCTCCTTCAGATAATACTTGTTTTCTGATTTCAGAAATCGGTGTTGTATATGCTGTCATTTGTGTAACAGATCATGAAAGCAATAATAAGAGGATTTTCAAATTCAATTTTTAAAAATCGTAATTGATTTTTATAAATACAAGGAAATACACTGAGTTCTTCTTCTTGACCAGAGAGAACAATTCTCATATAAGAACAAAATGTGTATTCACTTTCAGGTGTTGGTCTAAATTCCCGGACCACCCCGTAAACGTTAACGATATGAGAGGCTTTTTCAATGATTTGGCTTCTCGTTAAGAAAAGATCTTCGTGTTGTGAAAAGTCGAATAAATTAATTAAATCGTAGATTTTTCCACCTACGTACACAGTTTGATTCTCACAATATGTTTGAAGATGATCTTTATGAATCTGATCAAATAATTTATTTAATTGATTGATAAAAGTTTGAACTATTTCTCTTTTTACGTAAGTTTGATAACGTTTATCCGACATAAATTAATCTAATTTATGAAGGTTTATGAAGTCTGATTGTTAGTGATCCACTAACTAACAGACGTGTATA